ATGAATACAATGAGTTACATGAGTTTCTTGATGAAGAAGTTAAGCGTACTATGGGTGATACTCCTATAAATTTAGACAGCCCAGAGGATAGATCTAAAGTTCTGTACAGCAGAGCAGTGACAGATAAGAAATTATGGGCGAGTACATTTAATTTAGGCTATGAACAATATGGTAGCACTAAGAGAAAGAAGAGAGTAAGAAAATACAAACAAGATGATTTTGTCAGAAAGGTAAGAACATACACTACTGTTGTACCTCACACAGAATCACATCAGTGTCCTTCCTGTAAAGGCAGAGGATACTTTCATCCACTAAAGAAAGACGGTACAGTTGGCAAAGCTAAAAGAATTTGTAAAACGTGTGGGGCGGAAGGGGTTGTATTTAAATCTACAGGAACAGTTGCCGGATTTAAGTTGGTGCCAAGAGATGCCTATGATGTGAGCACACATGGATTTAAAACAGATAGGCCTACACTAGAAGTACTGGCTATGTCTGCTAACGATGAACAGAAAAAATTTATTAGTGCCTATATAAAATACAATGCCATAGGTACTTACCTTAGAACATTTGTTGATGGTATAGAAAAGGGATTGGATAACAAAGGTTTTATTCATCCACACTACATGCAGTGCGTTACTGCTACAGGAAGACTGTCTTCTCGTAATCCTAACTTTCAAAACATGCCAAGAGGTACAACCTTTCCTGTAAGGGAGTGTGTTGTATCACGATGGGATGGAGGAAAGATACTTGAGGGTGACTACAGCCAATTAGAATTTAGGGTTGCAGGTTTTCTTGCAAATGACGATCAAGTGTATGCTGATGTACAGAAAGGTTTTGATGTACATAGTTTTTCCGCAGAGGCATTAGGTGTTTCTAGACAGGAAGCAAAAGCACACACATTCAAACCATTATATGGAGGTACATATGGAACAGAAAAAGAAGTTGAGTATTACGACCTTTTCAAGGCCAGATATTCAGCTGTTGCTAGATGGCATGTCTCTTTACAAAATGAAGCGATCAAAACGAAAAAAATCACCCTTCCGTCTGGTAGGGTTTATCATTTTCCTCACGTTCGTAGGAATTTCCATGGTGGTTCTACACATGCTACCGCTATAAAAAACTATCCTGTACAGGGATTTGCTACTGCAGATCTGCTCCCACTTGCTCTTATAAATTTAAGAAAAATTTTGTTTGACAAGGGTATGCAGTCTGTGGTATGTAATACAGTACATGATTCAATTGTCCTTGATGTATGTCCTGAAGAGGAAAAAGAGGCGATTGATATTTTGGCTGAGTCCATGTTGAGTATAAGGTCTGAGGCTAAGAAAAGGTACAATATTGATTATGACATGCCCATCGGTATTGAATTGAAAATTGGCAAAGATTGGCTTAACATGGAGGAAGTCTTAACACTCTAAACCGTAGGAGATAAGTATGATGTCTAATGACGTTGTAACGAAAGAAGCAGGGGTAGTGCCTTCACTGAAAAATATGTCAGTAGAGGAGATCGCTGCACTTACTGGGCAAGAGGTTAGTGGTTCTGAAAATAATCAGGGGCTACCACGTCTTGCTATTAACCACAGTGAAGAGGACAGCGAGGGCCGAACTATTTCTCGTGGTAAGTTTGCTTTAAAATTACCTAGCCTTGTCACTGCCTATGCTAAAGAAGCACACGTTAGAATTTTTTATCGTTTGTATACCTATAGCAGATGGGATGCAGAGCAGAATACTTTTGGTTGTCAAACAATACAAGCACCGACTTTAAGTGCTGACTTTTATGACACAGAGGGTAACATGCGTTGTGGTAGATTGACTAAGGATCAAGCAGATGCTTTACCAAAAGACAGTCCTGAGATGGCATTACACAAAAGTGTAAAATGTAATCAAGTTCTGTATAATACAGTACAGCTCGTTGATCCTGTAGATGCTGAAGGAAATAAAGTGGATATGCCAGAAGAGATACCTTCTGTATGGTATGTTCGTGGATCAAGTTTTCTGCCAGTAAGCGACCACATTAAAATGATAGCTAGACAAAAGCAGATCATGTGCACTGTGGTAAACAAAGTGACTACGTTGAGAAAGAAAATGGGAGGTGCATCCTATTACGTTCCTACTATGTCTGTTCTTAAAACAGTAGATATAAAGGAAGGTGATCAAGAATTGATGACCAAATTCTTTGAGACGAAAGAAGCCATCAACAATAAGACGATGGCACAGTGGAGGGAGCAAAAAGAAAAGAATGCCAAATTAGGAGACTTGTCCGATTTTGGTGATACTCTTGAAGCTACAGGATAAGACTTTTGTTTAATCCTATTCTTATGAAAGTGCAGGGATTTCTAGATCGTGCTACAAAAGAAGGCATTGATTTAGACCCTGAGCTTTTAGAAAATTTTAAGAATGACTGTGGGAATGCCCTAGTTAAGCAGTTGTCTCGTGGCAAAAGCGAATACTCTTTACGTATGAGTGGCTTGGGTAGACCCATGTGTCAACAGTGGCACGATAAGAATGGCTCACCAAAAGAGATACAATACAATTCTATTATGCGATTTCTTTTTGGTGATATTATAGAAGCTATTGCTATGGTGGTGTTAAAATCATCAGGAGTAAATGTAGAATCAGAACAAGAGAGAGTTAAGTTAGATTTAGATGTGTGCGAACTTAATGGCACATTAGATGTTGTTATTGATGGTAAGGTGTGGGATATAAAATCTGCATCACCCTATGCATTCTCTAAGAAATTTGGAGGAGAGTTTGGCGGATACAATAAAGTAAAAGAAGATGATACCTTTGGTTATCTCATGCAGGGTTACCTGTACAGCAAAGCAAAGGATATGGATTTTGGTGGGTGGATAGTTGTGGATAAAGCCTCTGGTGAATGGGCAGTGTGTGAAGCACCTGACTATCAAGAGGAGGATTCTACAGATCAATTGGCAAAAGCAGAATCCAATGCAAAAACTATGCTACAGGACAAACCATTAAAGAAAGAATTTAAAGACAAGGAAGAAACTTTTCGTGTACAGTATGGTAAAAGAAAAGGTGAAATAATTGCTACAGGAAATAGAGTTATGCATACTGTATGTAGCTATTGTGATTATAAGACGCAGTGCTGGCCTACCGCACAGCTATACAAGAAAGTAGGAACACAAGCAACACAACGACCATTGGTTTGGTATACAAAATTAAAAAAGAGAGAAATAGAGGTATGATTTATTTATCTACAGAAGTAACCATAGGAGATAGCTACCTTAATGAAGGCATATACTTTGGTTACCAAGAGTGTGATAAAAAATTTGGTGGTGATAGTATTGTAAAAGAACTACGCAATAGACCTAATGGCATACCAATCCGCATGACTAAAACATTTGACCTAGATGAACCTTGGGGTGATGATAGGTTTGATGAACATAAGGAGAAAATAGACCATGACCTAGATATATTAGCTACACAAGCAAAAGTGAGAAATGGCCTAGTAGTATTACACTGGACAGGCATAGAAGAACAACGAGGCATTCTACGAGAGAGTGCACCTAAAACTTTTAAGTATTTTAATGATAAGTTTGAGGATATATTACATAAAAACATGCCGAGGGTATAATGGTACTAAGACATCATGGCTACCGATCAGACTTTGAGCTGTCTATCGCTGTAGCTTTAAATAGAAACAATGTAAAATTTGAATATGAATCGGAGAAAATAGATTATGTTAGGCATTCTACTTATAATCCTGACTTTACTATAGTAGGTAAAAACTTCTTTGTAGAGGCAAAAGGTTTGTTTACCACAGCAGATAGAGGTAAACATTTATTAATTAAAAAACAACATCCTGAGATAGACATACGGTTTTTGTTTATGAAAGCAGATAATAAGTTGTATAAAGGATCTAAGACTACGTATGCAGGGTGGTGTGAACGGTATGGATTTAAATGGTGTCAAGGATTTTTACCTCAAGAGTGGTTAGATGAATAGAGAACAGTTAAATTTATACAAAGACAATCTTCCTAAAGATATGTATGTTATACTTCTTAAACCTGACGGAGAAGATGGGGTTAGTCTTGCTGTAGTGGATACACATCCTATAGGAACTAACCATATAGATTTATCTTATATTTTATCTAGAGGAGTTTTGTCTTTATTAGCAAATGACATGGACATGATAAAAGAAAGGGGGCAGAGTGTTATACTAGATGAAATGAGAAGTGTAACAAAACTTCCTATAACAGATAGTATTATGGACAGGAGAAACACTACAACTCGTACACAAAAAGATAATATTGTATCGTTGTTTGGGGAAGATACAGATGATAAGTAGTAATAGTTTAGCGGAGGGATTGGAGTATAAAATGAAGAAGAGAGAACAGTATGATTCTCATGATGCTATGATAAGAGAATCAGTAAAAGGAAAAAGCAGACAGGTGGGTGGCAATCATTATATAGACTTTAAAATTATGCCAATAGAATATATTTCTAAAAATAAACTTGACTTCTTGGAAGGAAACATTGTAAAGTACATTTCTCGTCATAGGAAAAAGAACGGGGCAGAAGATATAAGAAAAGTTATACATTACGCAGAATTAATATTAGAATTAGAATATGGAGAAAAGTAAATGGCATCATTATTAGGGGGAAATTATTTACCTACAGAATATCAGGCATTTATACACATGTCTAGATACTCACGTTGGTTAGAAAACGAAGGTAGAAGAGAAAGTTGGGATGAAACTGTTGGAAGACTTATTAATTTTTTTAAAGAAAATACAAAAGGTGTAGATGAAAAGTCTTGGGAGGATATGCATGATGCAGTGCTGTCATTAGAGGTAATGCCAAGTATGAGAGCACTTATGACTGCAGGCAAGGCATTGGAACGAGAAAACATTGCAGGCTATAACTGTTCGTATATACCGATAGATAATCCAAAAGCATTTGATGAAGTGCTGTACATACTTATGAATGGTACAGGTGTAGGCTTTTCTGTAGAAAGACAGTACTCAGATAAGTTGCCTACTATTCCTGATGTAGAATTTGAAAAGACAGAAGATGTAATTGCTGTGGTAGATTCTAAAGAAGGTTGGGCTAAGGGATTTAGAGATCTAATATCGTTCTTATATACAGGAAGGATACCTAAGATTAACGTAACTAAAATTAGACCTGCAGGTACACGGCTTAAAACGTTTGGTGGTAGAGCTAGTGGGCCACAGCCGTTGGTAGACCTGTTTGATTTTACTGTAGAGAAATTTAAGAATGCTAGAGGTAGAAAGCTATCCTCTATGGAGTGCCATGATATAGTTTGTAAAACAGGTGAGGTAGTAGTGGTAGGTGGTGTACGAAGGTCAGCACTTATATCGTTGTCAAACTTGTCAGATCAACGCATACGTTCTGCTAAGACTGGTGATTGGTGGACTACAAATCCAGAGAGAGCCTTGGCTAATAACTCTGTTGCCTATACAGAGAAGCCAGATGCAGGTATCTTTATGAAAGAATGGTTATCATTATATGAAAGTAAATCAGGTGAGAGAGGTATGTTCAACAGAGCATCTGCTCAAGCTAAAGCTGCAGAGAATGGTAGACGAGATGCATCATGGGATTTTGGTACTAATCCTTGTAGTGAAATTATATTACGGCCTAATCAGTTTTGTAATCTTACAGAGGTAGTAGTGCGTTCTGGTGATACCGTAGCTAATCTTACAAGAAAAATACAGATTGCCACATTGTTAGGCACCATACAATCTACCTTTACAAACTTTGGTTATCTTCGTAAAAGATGGCAGAACAATACAGAAGAAGAGAGGTTGCTTGGTGTATCCCTTACAGGAATTATGGATTGCTCTCTACTGAATGGCAAAGAGAGTGGATTAGAAAAACGTCTTGAGACTCTGCGTAGTGTTGCTGTAGAGGCTAATAAATATTGGGCAGAGAAGTTTGGTATAAACCAAAGCACTGCTATAACGTGTGTTAAACCATCGGGTACTGTTAGTCAGCTGGTAGATAGCTCTAGTGGTATACATGC